ACAGGCGTTTCGAAGGTGTATACCCTCGTGCGCTTTAACGCACCCGTACCTGGTACGGTCCACGCGTCGACCTCTGTCATTGGAGAGAACCCCAATGCTAGATTACGAAGGCGGGATCGCCCGAGGTACCTGAAAACGGTACCACGGGAAGTGCGTTTTGGCTCGTGCCACCTAGGTCCCTCCCGGGATTCTACGGTGTACGTCGCGATTGCTTTCGCCAAAAGGAAACGGCCAGATAGAAATTCCTCTGAACCGTTGCGTCTCTTGATGTAGCGCTCTCGCAAGCCCTTCTTCAACCGTTTGACACTGTGTGTCCAGGTCTCGAAGTGGCAGCCGGCCCATCCATCTTTCCTACGCGCTTCCTTCAACGGGATGCAAACCCAGTTAGGGACGTGTAGGTGGCCATCGCCGTACCCAGCAGGTCCGGTGAGGGCAATGGATGGGTGTATAACTTCCCTGCAAATCCCAGCAATTTCGGGATGCTTCTTGCAGAAGAAGTTGTGTAGTCGAAAGAAATCAGCCCCTGTTAGAGGGCCATCGACATAACACGGGCGCACATTGGTACCAAAGACGTAGTCCGCTCCACAACTCTCTCGGAAGTGTCCGCTCCAGAAGCTTTTATTCTGGTTGACGACGAATCCGAGTTCCCCAAGCACGCTTGCTACGCGCTCGGCAATGCCCGCGTCTACGATAATATCGTCACCGTAGACGAGGACACGGTTGCGGTTGGGGCGAAGGATTTCTACGCAGGAGGAGGTGATGGCCCAAAAAACCATCGTTTCCAACGGGAAAGTATACCCGTTACCCATGCCTGCGATCTTCGCACAATTGACAATCGAATCACCGAGTTTTATTTCAGCGACTCTAAGCTGAGAAAGGAGTTCAAACCACTGTTCAGGGAACAGATGTTCTACTAGCTTCCAAGCTTCTATGTCAGACGCGGATGTGAGGTCCAGGGTTGCTAATGCCCCAGAAATCGATCCGTACATCGCGGCGCGTTGATTTGCGCTTTGATCGCGGATATCGATACCGACTAGGCGTAAAGCTTTTGCCAATCGGTCCCCTACACCAAGTTGCCAGGCTGAATTAAGGCTTGGCTGAGTCTCCGTTGGACGGAGCTCCTTGGCGTTCTTTGGGGCGAACCCGACTTTCCCAAGATGAACCGGGAGGGTCACCTCGGTACTTGCCTCATACTCCCCTGTTCGCATACGCCCGAGGAGGGCGGACGCTATAGGGGTGTGAAGGTTCGCACTACACGCTGGCACGCTTGCGAGCTTTAGCCCGATGCATGCATTCTTTTTAGGCACTTGCGTGGATGCCCCCGGCCCGAAACGCGGCCGGAAATCGGACAATGACGGGTCTAGCAGACCTGCTTGTTCCAGGAGTGTGGAGATTTTACGCTGGGAACGGTGAAGTACCGCTTCAGCGAGAGGGGAGAAGGAAAAACGCCCCTCCTGCCACATTCTAAAACGCGCATTTGTCAACGTGCAGGCACGCTCGGCTGTGTAGAGCTTCTGTCTGGCGGCATCTTCACGGTCCACCCCGATATCAATGTCCTGCCGCTTTCCGAAGAAAGCGAGACACTGTCGGATGATGGATACGTCGGTTGCCGAGAGATCCAGAACATCAGGACTGTACAGCACAAGATAAGGAAAATCACCGCAAGTAAGACTATCAGCGATGACTCGCCCTGCTGCCTCCCAACCTTCGGGTGTGAGCCCGTCCAGTAGGAGCCGACAGATTGACGATAGAAAAGCATTCGTCTCTCCTGTTGAAAGTACCTGGTCGTACGATACAATGTACCCAGGCGGCAGTGCCGTATTGCTTCGCTGCATAGCAGACATGGCATATCCTTTCAGTTAGTCGGATTAGGTCGGCATGAACAAATCAACAAACGATTCCTTCAACACCCCAGCACTTACGGGGGTGACGGACGTCGCGACGTTATTCATGATGTTCCGAAGGGCCTGCGCAGAATTGCCACGGCTCGTGGCCGTAGATCGACGGTGGGAAAACTTCACCCACTCGTCAGAGTCTTCGTACGCAACCTTCGGGGCAGCGGTGTAACCTGCCGCATTTTGTCCACCGATCGATTCCATGACCGGGAAGACCACGCGAAAGCGAGTTTCCGTAACTCCACTTGGCAGCTCGCGCTGCCGAAGTTCAGCACGCACCTGGGCCTC